GCGCTACTTTCAAGCTATGAATGCTCATGTCGTGCCCCTCTGCTGGCGGGTCATGGCTTTTTCCTCAACCTGTAGCCGGCAATCCATATAGGAATGCTGAACATAAGTCCGGCCACGATTAGACCGACTCCAAAGCCAATGAGGAAGGTCGCTTGCGTGTCAGTCATCTCATGCCCTCTGCTGGCGGGAGCGCTTGTGCCTCTCCCTCGCATCGCTCACCCATTGAGACGCGTGGTCGTCGGCTTCACAGCCTGGCCACGAAGCCTTGCCGGCCATGTACAAAAGCCACTCAATCGCCGCATCGCTCGCGTCCCGCTCTTGCTCCACCTGGGCGAGGCGGGATAGGGCGGCGGCGATCTTCTCGCGCTCCTCTCGCGCGATGAACGAGCCGCTGAGGATCAAGCCGGCCATCAGCTTCAGCCATTCAGGCGATGGCTCTGCCGGGATTGGGGTGTCAGGCATGGTTCTATGACTCCTAGGTCAATCGTTGTCCGTCGGTGCCGCGGAGCGGCTCCGGTTCAGCCTTGGCGCGGCCTGGCCCCATTTTTCGGTGGACCCTACGCTCTTTCGCGCGCTGCGTCGCCTCGAGAGCGGTCTTGGCGTCGCTGCACAGCTGGCACAGGGTCTGGACATTTGCGGCGCTCCAAAACCAGATCAGCCGCTCCCACGGAAGCGTGCGGTCAACCGTCCACAGGGGCGTGACGTGATCGCAGATGAAGCCGCGGACGTGGACCCATTTGATCGGGGTCCAACGTCGTGTCCCGTCGCGGTCAAGGATGACCCCGCCGATGCCGTACTCTGAGCGCGGCCGATAGTTCGCCGGTCCCATGCAGTCGAAGCCGCATTGGGCGCAGACGCCCTTGTCCCGAGCCTCGATGACCTCGCGCAGGTAGCTGCCCCACATGGCCAGCCGGTAGGCGTGGAGACACTCGGGCTCGCCGTCGTGGCCCTGGTGCCACGTGCGCTTGCGCCCGGTGGGGCCGGGCCGCACTGGCTCGCCGCACCACTGGCAGCCGCCGGAGCGCGCGTGCGGCGACGGCGGGGGCTTGCGGAGCGAGCGGGCGCTCATGGCGCGACCGCGAAGAGCGGGCCGTGCCCGAGCGCGTCGACGCAGGCTTGGTTGAGCCACAGGCATTCGCGCCTGGGCCGCGCGCCGTCGGCCATATGCTCCGTCTCGTACCGGGTCCAGGCCTGCAGCGCGGCGGTGTAGAGTGGGCTCTGGTAGCCGCTCAACATCACCATGCCCTTGAAGTGCTGGATCTCGGCCAGGATCTCGGCGTGCTGCTCGACCGTCAACTCGTGAGCGTAGGCATGGTAGCCGAGCCCGGACCGCCTGCTCTTCTGCGAGCGGGTCTCAGGCAGATACGGGGGGTCCAGGTAGTGGAGCGTCTCCGGACCATCGTGCTGTCGACACACATCCATCGCTGGCCGCTGCTCGATCTGCACGCCGGCCATGCGGGCGACGATGGCGACGACCTTGTCCGGGTAGTTCATCCAATCCTGCGCCGGCGTTGTGCCGTTCCGATTGGCATTGGCACGAAATCCGGTGCGAATCTCTCGGTTTGGCGCATCGCTGCCAAAGCCCATGTACGAGCGGACCGCTAGCCGGCGGGCGCGCTCCACTGGGTTCTCGGTCTCCGCGTAAGCGTCAAAGAACTCCTCTCGGGCAAACGGCGTGAGGCGCAGGACCTCGATCAGCCTCGCAGCGCTGGCTGGATCGCGGAGCACGCGGAAGAAGTTCACCACCTCGCCATCCAGGTCGTTGTAGATCTCGGCGTAGCTCCTGGGCTTGCGGATCAGCACCGAGGCCGCGCCGCCGAACGGCTCCACGTAGATCCGATGCGCCGGCATGTGGGCCAGCACCCAAGGGGCGAGGCGCCACTTTCCGCCGTGCCAGCGGAGCGCTGGCCGTGCCGCTGCTGTCTCGATGGCGCTCATCCCGCCTGCGCCTCGGCCTTCGCCATCTCGCCGATCCGCCGCGCGACCTCGACCAGCTCGCGGGCGCGGGGGTCGGCCTTGTGCTTCGCCGCGAACCGCGCGATGCGGCCGCTTTCGTTTTCGCAGAATTCCCTCACGACGTCATCCATTGGCGCTCTCCACGATCCTGCGTTCGAGCTCGAACAGTTGCTCGGTCCCCAGCAGCTTGCCGTCGACCCTGTGGTGGTTGAGGCCGCAGCGGTAGACGCTATGGCCGTTGGCCCGAAGCGCCTGGATGGCGCGGTAGCGCTGGCGCGGTTCTCGGCCGGCGCGCGGCTGGGCCGGCATCGGGATCTCGATCTGGCGGCGCTCCGGCGGCGCCAGAGGGCGACGGCGCTTCATCGGACACCACCGCTCAGTCCCGGATTGCGGGAGCGCCACGCCCGCGCGGCCTGGCGCCGGGCGATCAGCCAGTTCGGATCTTGCGCCCTGGCGGCATACCACTGGGCTCTGACAGCGCACTTCTCCTCGGGGCTGCGGGCGCCGGAAAACCTACCCTTGGCGTCGCGCCGCTTCATCCGCCCACTCCGAGCCGCGTCTTCTCGGTCGCGGTCAATTCCGCGTTCAGCGCGTAGAGCAGATCACGGGCCTCAAGCTGGCTGCGGTGGGTGTGCGGCAAGGTCACGGGCCCGTAGGCCATCTCGGTCAACCGCCGATAGTACCAGCGCATCGATTCGTCGTCGTGCGCCGTGTCGCCCTTGGTGCGGCCCAGGTACTTCAGGACCATCAAGGCGGACCCATGCGCGAGGCTCACGCCTATACGCTTCGCCCGGTCCCAGGGCTGCTCGCCGGCACCGTAGCGCTCGGTGCCGTCGGCGGCCGTGAAGGTGTCGCTCATCGCTGCGGCACTTCTGCGAGCGTGCCGAGCATTTCGCCGCGTGGCGCGGGCTCTTGGAACCCAAAGTGCGACGTTGCCACGACGCGACGGTTGATGTCCTGCGCGAGCCCGAAGTCCATCACCGCGGCCGATTTGTCCTCGGCCGTGTCCACCTCCTCCGGCGTCGGCAACAGCCCGGCGCGCGCCAGGTCATCGAGCCCGCGCCGGATCAAGTACTCGGCCACCGCCGGCCCGCTCCCGCCGTATATCCTGGGCTGGAGCCGCGCCACTTCCCGCAGCAGGTCGATCGTCCCGTCCTCGAGCTCGACTTCGATCACGCTGGTTTCACGAATTGCCATCTCGGCCTCCTACTTGAGCGCTGAATATTGCGGGTGGGTCCAACGGCCATCGTCGGTCAATTCCGCCGGGCCGGCGACGGTCATCGCGTCCTCGAAATACGGGCCGTTCTTGACGAAGATCAGGCCCGGCTTTTCGTCAGAGCCGACGTTCGTGTAAGGCACGTACCTAGACTCCTCCATCTCGAGCCAAGCCGCGTCCTGGTCTTTCTCGCGGTGGATCGTGAAGTAGGCGTCGCACGCGAGCTTGAGCCCTTCGCCGCCCCGGGTGTTGCCCTGCTGATTGATTTGCGCCGCGATCAAGAGCCACAGGCCCTCGGCGACGCAGAGGTCGTAGAGGTGCTGGGCGACCTGTCCAAGGTGCTGCTCCTCAGTGTCTTGGCCGCGCCGGCCGCGGATCAGCTGCCAGTAATCAATGATCACGCCCTTGATCCCGTGGTTGACGATGGCGGACGAGACCATGCGCTTGTCGTCCTCGAGCGTCCCGCCAGGCCGGTGCTCGTAGACGGTGTGGTCCGGGGTCTCGATCGCGTAGTTGGCCGCGACCTCGTGCAGCGACGCGTGGCGGCGGGTCAGGAACTGGATGGGGTTGAAACACCCCGCGCGAGCCATGTTGCGCTGCTCGATCTGCTTCGGCGCCATCTCGTGCGAGATGAACAGGTGCTTCACTGCGGCGCGGTTGAGGTTGTCGCTGATCGTGCCCAGGAGCACGGTCTTGCCGACTTTCTTGCGGGCTGCGAAACCGATCATCTTCGCCGGGTAGATGCCGCCGCCGAGAGCCCTGTCCAGGATCGGCATGCCGGTCGAGTAGCAGTCGGGCTCACGCGCCAAGTCCTCGACAATCTCGAGCGCGATCTGCCGCTTGGTCTTGGCCGTCGGGCGGCGGGCGATCGACGATGCCTGCCGGATGAAGGTCGCCAGCATCTCCTCTGGCGTGGTCGCGACGTCATGGGCTTGCTCCGCTAACCCCATGGCGAGATCGTGCAGCCGGCGGCGCGCGGCCGCGTCCTTGATCGTCCTCGTGATCTCGCCGATCGATTCCCGAGTCTCGCCGCCGAAGGCCGCGATCAACGCTCGGCAGTACTTGCCCCAGGTCTCGTGTTGCTTGGCGATCAGGCCGAGCGTGAACGAATCCCCCCTGCCGACAACCGCGCGCGCGGTCGTCCAGAGCATGCGGCAGTTCTCGTCGCCCATCTCGCCAGGGTCGATCTCCAGCGTCACGGCCAGGGAGTTCGCCGTGAACGTCGCCGCAATCAACCGCTGCTCCGCCTCCTTCGAGGCCTCGTCGCTCTCCTCGCGCCGGATCGAGGCCGTAATGGGGTCGTGGCGGGTCATTCCAACCCCATGGCGCGCTGCCGCTCGTGCCACTCGGGCGTGTCAACAGCGATCGGCTTGGGCTTGCGCTCGACCAAGCGACCGTTGGCGGTAGTGCTCGCGCGTTCCCGCTTGATCTCGTCGGCCTTGCGCTGGCCGACCACCCGGCTGATGTCGATGTCAGGGTCTTCCTTGAAAAGGCCCTCCTTCAGGTAGTTTTCTGGGAACTTCATGCCGCGAATGATGATGTTGCGCTCGTGCGGCGTTACCTGGAGACGCTTGCACTCGCGCTCGAATGCGTCGCGGTGCAGCTTCGCGCCACGGATCATCGCCTCCGCCTCGTCTCCCCTTCGCCGTTGCCGCGAGACGAAGGCGCGCAGTGAATTCTCCTTACCGCGCTGGCGAGGGTACTCCCTCCAGAAGCGCTCGTGAGCGGCGACCTCTGTCGCGGTTGGCGGGTCCAGAAGCTTGGGCAGTTCGTTCGGCGTTTCGCCAGCAGACATTCCTGGCAGGGTCAAAAGGGAATCTTTCTTACTTGTTTCTTCTTTCTCTAAGAAAGATACCTTTGGACCCCCGGTGCAACGGGATGCACCCGGTGCAACGGGATGCACCTCACCAGCTATCTCTTTGGCAGTTCGTGGTTTTTTTACAGTTTTTACGTCAGATACGGATTCGGCAGCGTCACCGAGCTGCCGCGGCGAGGATGGAGGGGTGCATTTTGGTGCACCGGTGGGGGTGCATTTTGGTGCACCAACTACCACTAGAACAGGAACGCCGGCGTCGTCGCGTTTGGTGTCGGCTAGATAGCCGCGTTTCAGTAGTTCGGCGCGGGCGGAGATGACGATCCGCCGGCAAAGTTTCGTGGCTTCGTGGAGCATGCGAGTCGACAGCGCAGTCTCGCCCCTGTCGTCGACCACATCGAAATAGACGGTTAGGAGAAGTAGCGCGGAATAGCTGACGCGATCTTCCAAGGCGCGCCGCATGATCGCGAGCCCAGCATCGGTCGTGATCATTTCGTCCACCGCGAATCCAGCGAATAGTGGCCAGCGCCCACTGCCGGAACGTCGTGCGCTAAGCCTTCAAGAGCCTCTCCTACACGGGCCTCGGAGATATCGGCGACCTCCGCGATCTGCCGAACGGTCAGCGTCGAAAGGCCGAACAGACGGTAGGTTATGACTGCCCCAAGGACTTTTATGCCGTCCAAGGTAGCTTCCGTGTCGCTGATGTTGCACACCAGACAGTCGACCAAACGGTCTTTGTGGTCTTTGTTCATCGTCCAGCACCGCAGAAAATCTCACGCGGGGCTTGAACGGAACCTGCTGGTATGTGTATATAGAGGGCGTCTGACGCCATCTGTTGATCTCCTTTGCCGGTGACAACGGAACAATACGAAGAGCCGCCTTCGCCGGGCGGCTCTTCTCGTTTGTGGTTTAGGGCGGTGGGGTCATGTGGCCGTAACGTTCGGGGTCCATCACACGGCGCAGGGGCCGCGGCGGGACTCAGCCTACGCCTTTCGGGTCGCGATAGGCAAGGTCATCTAGATTGACGCCGCGGTGAAAATCGGGGATTGTCCCGATTGCGCACCGGACAACGTCGTTTGGCTGGTGCCATCGGGGTCCGCCGGGTGTGGGGCGGCAACGGGCTCGGCCCGGGCCGCTCCCACCTACCCGCACATCATTCCGCCGCCGCCAGCTTCGCCGCTTGCTTCTGGACCTTCCGCGCCGCGCGCGCCACCTCGCGCTTCTTGGCCTTCCGCTTCGCCGCCTTGACCGCTGGCCCGAAGAGCGTCACCCGGACGCCGTAGATGAGCTCGAAGACCGCGCGCCGCAGCTGCGCTTTCGGTTCATCGAAGCCCTTGTATTCGGCGTAGACGCGCTCCCAGAGGTCGGGCGTGACCGGCTGGTCAAAGACCGCATCGGGCGTGTACCGGCCGACTCGGCCGTTCGGATAGCCTTGGCTCCTGATCAAGAGCGGGCGGCCGTCATCGAGCACGAGCGGGAACCACACCTTGCGGGCGAGGTTGCGGATCCCGCCGGCGCTCTGCAGGATCTCGAGCTCCAGATACCAGAGCATCTCGCCCTGGCTGTCGAAGACCCGGCCCTTGGCGTCGGTGCGGCGCTCGACCGGGACCGGAGTCGCGACACCGGACCAGGACCGCCGCCCGGCCATCGGTTACTCGAACTGCGGCGCCGGACCGTCTTCGGCGGGCACCGGAGGCTTTGCCGTGGGCGCGGGTGCGAAGTCATGGATGGCCCGGCCCTCGATCCAGCCGACGTCCCAGCGCGCGTGACCCTGGCCGCCCTCGGGCCACGGGTTCTTGTCGCGCAGGAGACCCTTGGCACCGGCGTGCTTGCCCTCGTCCTGGATCTTGTCCAGGGTCGCCGCGGTCATGGTGGCCGGCTGCTCGACGCCGTGGCCGTTGGCGTGGCCGTTCGCGGCCTTGCCGTTCGCCTTGGGCTTCTCGGCCTTCGGCTTGGTGGTCTTCGCAGCCTTGGCTGGCTTCGCGGCCTTTGGAGGCTTTGGTGGCGGTGGCGCAGGCGCGGCGCTCGGGGTGTCGTCGCCCTCCTGGCCGTCCTCGCGCTCCTCGTCCTCGATGCCGTGCGGGATCGCGAAGGCGCCCGCGGCTTCGTCGTAGGTCGGCGCGGTGTCGCCGAAGCCTGCGGCACGCTCCAGAACGGCGTCGAACAGATCCTGCTGCGCGCGCTCCGTGGGGTCGACCTTTGCGCGGTTGAAAAGACGCTTCAGCGCCTTGCGCGGGATGCCCTTGCTCTCGCCCAGGTCATAGATGGCGCGAATGTCCGCCTGGATGGCGTTTTTCTTGATGTCGGCGCGCGTGAGACTCCCCAGCAGATGATGAACGTCAGCGTGTTTCACGCCATTCGTTTCAGTCGCGTCTCTCATAACCCGGTCCCCTGGTTGCGTCGGAAAACGCGATATTAGACCTTGCGTAGCGCGCGCGTAAGAGCGTAGTTTCGGTTTGGCAGGGAGTACCACCCACCATGCAATCAGGCGAGGCCAAAGGCCGCGTTCCGGCGCAGGGCGAGACGTGGCAGCGGGTCGGATCGTGAGTTTCAGGATCTGGCGCGACCCCGCGGCGCGCGCCGCCTTCGATTGGAAAGCCGGCCCGCAGCCGGGGTTCTATCGCGTCCACTATGTCCGCGGCGGCCCGGCGATACCGGCCGAGATCAGGTACGGACCTCCGAATGATCCGGTCACCGGGCAGCCGCTCGACCGCTCCTGGGTGTGGGAACTCTTCGTCGAGGGCCAGCAGTTGCGCTTGGACAGTCCCGACAGCCCTGGAGCGCTACGGGAGGCGATCACCGCTGTCGCGACCTGGGGCGGCCCTATCACGAAAGAGGAATACGACTTCTTGCTGCAGGAGCGCGCCTGGGTACGGCGGTACGCGGCCGAGACGCCGGAGGCGGACCCGCGCAAGGCCGCCGATCTCGGGAAAGAGCCATTGGTCTATTGAGGAGGAAGGGGATGAACGAGGCTGAGATTCTCGAGCCTACGGCTGCGACGCTGCCGCCCGGCGAGTACTGCATTCTCGAGCTTTTCGGACATACGACGCTGGTCGGGCGCTTCAGCGAAGTCGAGAGATTCGGCACAAAGATGTGCGCGATCGAGCCGCTGTTCAAAGGCACGCTCCTACCCGTGGTCTTCCACGGCGGCGCCGCGATCTACCGCCTGACGCCGTGCTCGGCCAAGGTCGCCTGGGAGCGGCAGCCGCAGTCCGATTACCAGCTTCCGCCGTCGATCCGCTGCATCGTGCCGACGCCGCTGCTCGCGGGGCCGGTGCCGAGCGTCGCCGAGGAAGACCCGGACTTCCGCGAGGTCGAGGAGGTCGACGGCGACGGGAATCCGGTTGACGAAGAGGAGATCTTCTGATGGCGACGAAGCGGGAGATACTGGAGCAACTTCAGCGGGGCGAGGGTTGTCTCGGTCGCGCCGGCGACTACGAGCAGCTTTTCATCCTTCGCGGTCACGACCCTGACGCCGCGGCCCTGGTCCGCGAGTGGGCACGGCGTCGCGCGCTGCGCATCATCGCCGACGAGAAGCCGGCCGAAGATCTTGAACAGGTCCGGGACGCGCTGGTGATCGCGAAGCAGATAGAGATCGACCAGCTTGTCGCAGTGGCGCCGCCGGGCAGCTATGTGCCGCCCAAATGCGGAACGTGCTTCGAGGACAAGGACTTCTGCACGCGCGATGACTGCCCAGGGGTCCCGTTCTGATGCAACCCCGCATCTACGGCCGAAAAGACCAGTTGCGCCGGCACAACGCGCTGGCGGCCGCGGAGCGGCTCGAGCGCGAGATCCAGAGCATGCTCGACCGCTGCCCGAGGGACCAAGTTCTACGTGACCGGCTGCGCACCGAGTTCATGCACAGCTTCACGAAGCTGCGGGCGCTCTGGGGCCAGGGCTGACCATGGTTGCCTACGGATTCCGCGACCGCTTCCGCGAGCCCATCCTGGCGGGCACCAAGGGCGGCACCATCCGGGCCGACCGGAAGCGCCACGCCCGCCCGGGCGAGCAGCTGCAGCTCTTCACCGGTCTGCGGACGAAGCACTGTGAACTGATCTGCCGGCTGCCCTGCATGGCGGTCGAGCCTGTGTCGCTCGTGCTCAGGGCACCGCAGAGCGTCCAGGTCGGCGGCAGGCGCGTCATCGTGCGCGTGACCGAACTCGACATCTTTGCGACCTTCGATGGCTTCCATAACTTCGACGAGATGGTCGAGTTCTGGAACCAGGAGCATCCAGCCGTGCCCGATACCTTCTCGGGCCAGCACATCCGCTGGCTACCGCTGCCGCCGGAGATCGCTGATGAGACCTGACCGGGTTAAGGCGTTCTGGCGGGGCGCCGGCGTGGCCGTGTTCCAGGGCGAGTTGCGCAACATCGCCAGTCTTACGGTCCACCCGCTGAAGGATGGCGCCTACCTTTGGGTCGTCTGGGACTCGCAGGACGCTGGTGCCGTGGCACTTTACCCGATCCTCGCCGGCGGCCGCTGCCGCGGGCGCACCAAGGGGACGGCGATCGCCGAAGGCGTCCGGCGACTGATCGCGATGGAGCATCAAGAACATGGCATTCGCCGAAAAGACTAAGGTTCCGGTCGATCAGACCCGCGCCGAGGTCGAGCGCACGCTCATGCGCTACGGCGCCGAGCGCTTCGCCTATATGAACGAGGTTGGCCGAGCGGTTATCATGTTTGAGGCTGCCGGACGCCGCATCCGGTTTGAACTGCCGTTGCCAGAGGGCGAGAGCGACAATGTCGCCCAGCAGCGACGGCAGAAATGGCGCGCCCTGCTCTTGTGCATCAAGGCGAAGCTGGAAAGCGTCGGCAGCAAGATCGAGACCTTCGAAGAGGCTTTTCTGGCGCATGTTGTCATGCCAGATGGCCGCACCGTCGGCGAACACGCCATGCCGGCGATTGCCCAATCCTATGAGAGCAAGAAGATGTTGCCGCTCTTGCCGGCACCACACGGAGCACGGGAATGACTACGAACCAGACGCCGGGCATCGGCGACAACTCTCTTCCGTTCGCTTTCGACCCCGCACTGATCGAGGCGCGGCTGCGCGCCGACAACGAAGACCTCGTGAACCGCGTCGGCGGCATCGACACCTCGGCGACCTTCAAGCTGCCGGTCATCGACAGCGAGGAAGAGGCCGGGCGGCGCAACGACTTCGCGGTGCAGATCCGCAAAGCCCAGAAGGAGGTCGACGGACGCACGGCCGAGCAGGTAGCACCCTATGAGAAACCCGCGGACGTCGCCCGCGCGTTCTTCAAGCGCCTGTCCGACCAGTTGGCCTCCGCCCGCGAGACCGTCGACAAGACGATCGCGGACTGGGGGCTGCTGAAGCGCAAGCGCGCCCGCGCCTCGGCGTGGCGCCCGGTCGCGGGCGAGTGCCTCGATCGCTACCGGAACTCCAAGCCTGTCGCCGAACAGGAACTCGAAAACCTGCGGCTCTTGGGCTTCCTGAATGAGCACAATATCCTGACCATGGCTGGGCAGGCCGAGCGGCAGGCCTATGACCAAGCCCAGGAGCGCGCGGGCCAGGAAGCGGCCGCCCGTCAGGTGCTCCAGCGCGGTGATCAGGAAGCCGCTACCCGTGATGCCTGCGGATACCCAGAAGCACCGCCGCCCGTTGCGCCTCCCCCGCCCGTCGCAATTCCGATCCCGACCAGCGCCGCCTCCGTGCGCAGCGCCCGCGGATCGTCCTCGAGCGTCACGGTCACGTGGAAGGCCGTCATCGTCAACGCCGAGCTCGTCCCCCGGGAATACTGCGAACCCGCCCAGACCAAGATCAACGCCGCGATGAAGCTGCTGCCCAAGGACGCCGACGGGAAGCCGACCCGGGACATCCCCGGCGTCCAGTGGCAGGAGTCGGCGCCCAAAGTCACCGTGAGGGGTGGGTGATGTCAGATCTCAAGGAAACACTCAACGCCGTCTATGATTTCATGGATGGGTCTGAGGCGGCGCGTTCCTACTCGGAGCGCCACGGCATCAACTCTGCCGCGGTGTTGACGGTCATCGACGACGAGACCGCATCAGCAATCGCTGATTACTTGGCACCGCGCATCGCCGGGAAGACCGTCGTCGAGATCGGTGGCGGCATCGGACTCCTGGCGCTTCACCTGGGTCTGCGGGCCAAGCGAGTTTATTGCATTGAGGCCAATCCGATGTGGTCCTGGACCTTTGCTAGCGTCCTGCTCAAATCGAAGCCCCGCAATGTCTCGTTCCTTTTCGGTGCGGCCGACGAATTCGTCGGTGGGATCAAAGGCGACATCGCGGTGTACTGCACACATTCCGATACGCGCGGCATGGGCCTCGTCGCCGCGCAGTTCGCGCCCGTCGTGGTCGACGTCCATGGCGAGATCATCGCGCGTGCACCTGGACATTTTGATCCGCTCGCCGTCCTTCTGCGAGGGATCGTCTAAAAGGGAGAAAGTGGAATATGGATACCGTGACCGCACAGAAGACCACCGTCGACATGCCGCAAGAGCGGCCCATTCATCAGATCCCTGAACTCCAGACCCTCGGCATGCTGCAGCCGATCTACACCCTGCCCGAGTACCTGCGCTGCGACACCCGCCCCGACCTGGAGGCCATCATCGATGACCTGATCAACGGCGAGTGCGTGCCTAAGAGCTACATCGGCAAGGACAGCAACCCCAACCGCGCCAAGATGCGGATCGCGATCATGAACGGCCGCACCCTGGGTTACGACGCCCTGTTCTCGCTGCAGAACCAGGCCGTGATCAACGGCAAGCCGTCGTGGTACGGCGACGTGCCGCTGGGCCGCGTCTATTCCAGTGGGCTGTTGGAGGACTTCCACGAGTACCTCGAAGGCCTCGATGACCTGAACGAGAAAGGGCAACCGAAAAACCCCAAGGCCGTCTGCTGGCTACGGCGACGCGGCATCCCGAAGGAGTACCGCTACGAGTTCTCCTGGGCTGACGCCGAGACTGCTGGGCTGATTGAGAAGGAAGGGCCTTGGCAAACGTACTGGAAGCGACTCCTGCAATTCCGCGCCCGCACCTTCAATCTCCGCGATGCCTTCGCCGACGTGCTTCTTGGCATGCGGATGGCCGAGGAGCACATGACCTCTGGGCAGTGGGCCGAGATGGGACGTTCGGCCGGCCAGGTCATCGACGCCGTCGTGGAGCGGACGGAGACGGCGCCGCCGCGGCCGACTCGGTCGGCGCGGAAGGAGACCAAGGCGGAACCGCCGCCCGAGCCGCCGAAGGCCGCCGATCCCGTCGTGATCTCCGATCTCTACCCGCTCTACGATGAGGTCGGGACCGAGGCGGCGACGCAATTCCCGTCGGGCGACTGGCTCGACAAGGCCGCGGACTACGTCCAGCACCTGATGAAGCGTCCCGGCGACGCCGTGAAGTGGTTCGAGAACAACGACGCCGTGATGCTGGAGTTGACGGAGAAGCTCGGGTTCGAACGGACCAAGGCGCTCTTGGAGATGAAGGTCGCGGCCGAGCAGGCGCTCGAGGCCGAGGCCGCGAAGCCGCCTGTGGCAGCACCGGTTGCCCAGGTCGCGCCGCAACCAGAGCCGACTAACCGGGCGCCGCCGGATGGCGACGTGGCGCCGCCGGGCGCTGCTGCTCCCACGCCGCCTCCAGCCGCCGCGCCAGCGCCACGCCCGTTCTTCCTGCTCAAGAATCACAAGGACGAGGAAATTGCGCAGTGCCAGAGCGCATCCGACTACAGGAAGGCGACCGACTGGCTTTCACGCGCCGCCGACAACCTGACGCCCGAGAGCCGCGGCAAGCTCTACGCCAACAACGCGGCGTGGCTCCAGGAGGCCGACCGTGCCGGCGCGGTGCCGGTGGCGCTGAAGGAGAAGATCTTCCCGCCGCCGCCGGCGCCCAAGCAGGAGGCACCCGCGGCACCGCCGATCTCGACGACACCGCCTCCACCGCCGCCGGTTCCTGCGCCTCCACCAGCGGTCCCGCCGCCGCCAGCCGCACCAGCGCCACCCGCTGCCACGCCGGCGCCCGAGGGGGACAAGAAGCCCGCACCGCGCAAGAAGAAGGACGACACCGCCGACACCGCGGCAGCGTCTGCGGCGCTCGACGACAAGTACGGGCTCAAGGCCATCGAGTGGAAGCCCGAGATGAAGGGCACCAGCGCCTACTTCGTCGCGCTCCAGGCCGACGTCAAGCGGCTGCAGGCCCACGGGGCGCCTCCGGATGCGTTCGCGCGGCTGCACGAACTCAACAAGGCGTCGCTGGAGCTCTACAAGGACGGGATGAAGTCCTGGGCCGAGGGGTTGGAGCGGTCGCTCTTGCTCAACGCGGCGGCGAAGAAGCCATGACGCCGGAGCAACGCGCGGCGATGACGATAGCCCCGAACCCGCGCCTCGTATGGTTCATCAACTTCGCTATTGATGAGATCACGGCTCGCCTTCACAAGAAGGACGATTACGATGAATGGCTATCGTGGGCGGCGTCATGGAAAGAAGGGCGACGCTCGCCCGCTCAATGCGTCCGAGTGGCTCACGAGTGTTTTCGGCATAAGGGCTGGGGCATCGATGGCAAGGGCACAGATCCCGTATGGCACACGCTTGGGCAGCTCGCCTGGGGCGCCAAGGAAGCCTGCTTCAGCACGCCGCAAAGCGGCTGGCTCGTAATCCGATACATTGCCGATGCGATGGTCGCCTTTGGCGTAGGCTTCTCCGAGGATGGCCTTCCGCTCCTTCAACCGCCAACGGTCGACATTGAGGTCCACCCTTTACCAATGAGGAAGCCATGAGCCTTGGCGATATGACGCGGCGCTTGATGCGGCTCTTCGCTGCACGCGACGCCCAAAGGGAACGGGAGAGGGAAAAGATCGCGGCTCTCGACCTCCATACCCCCGGCTGGCGCGAGCACCGCTACGGCAACGGCCAGCGCGTCTTCGCCGACGACGGGACCATGCTGGACGAGAAGGGCAACCGGTCGATCTTCGACGACGTGGACGAGTGAGGACGCCATGAGCAAACTGCCGCATCGATGCCGGGAGCTACTCCGGTCGGGGCCGTCGGTCGACGATCTCGTCGCCTTCGTCGTCTCCGAGATCGGCCGTGCCGCCGACGAGCGGCTCGAAGCCAGCCTGCCGCTCTGCCTCTATTTCGCGAACGACCAAGACCGCAAGGACTTCGTCGCGCTCGTCCACGAGGCGAAGCCTGGCATGGTGGCGAAGACCTGGCCGCGGCCATGAAGGCGATTTCTCTCTGGCAGCCGTGGGGGAGCCTATGGCTAAGCGACCGCAAGCTCCACGAGACGCGGCATTGGCCAACATCGCACCGCGGGCCTCTTTTGGTCCACGCAGCTAAGAAATTCGTGAAAGATTTCCCGCTTGGTGACCCGCTACGCGCAATCCTTGATGATGAGTTCGGCGGCCATTGGGCGATGGACCTTCCGACCGGTGCGCTGATAGGGATTGTCCATCTCGTCTCATGCCTGCCGACAGCCGCGATTCCGATCGGTCACCAGGAAACCGATGACTACCATTGCGGAGACTTCCGACCGGACCGCTACGCTTGGCGCCGCGGCTCCTACCGCGTATTCGCGCGGCCAATCCCGTGGAAAGGTGCCCAGGGTTTCTTCAACGTACCAGACGACAGCATTAAAGACGCCGCATGACCGCGCCGCCGCACGGCAAAGGCCAGGGCTACATCGCAAAGAACTCGCGCGCCCGCCCGGACGACGCAAAGGCGCCCCAGCTCACGGGCAAGATCTCGGTCACCTGCCCGGTCTCGCGGGTTACGACCGAATACTGGCTCGATGGCTACAAGAAGGGCGCGCTCTACACGCTCCGGGCCAAGCAGGCGAAGCCGCGCCAGGAGCGTCAGGCGGCAAAAGTGCAAAGAAGTCAGAATCGCCCCGGTGGCGCCACGGCGGCGCGCCCTGGGGGCGCGGGAGCGGGAAGGCCTGGCGGAAGTGGCGCCGGCCGCCCCGGCTCTGTAGGACCGCCGCCGAGGCCAGGAGGAGGATCAACGTGACAGCCCAGCGCTACACCATCGTCGGCCAGCAGCACCTCGAGCGCGCCCAGCGCGATGCATGGTTCGCGCTCTGGCCCGGCGACCGCATCAAGCTCGTGCGGACGCCCGACAACCCCAAGGACAAGAACGCGATCGAGGTTCACGCCATCGCGGGCCTCGTGGTCGAGGGCCAGGCTCTCGCCCGCGACACCAAAGTCGGGTTCATCAAGGCGACCGAGGCCGCCGTGCTGGCGCCCTGGCTCGATGCCGGCCATGGCCGGGACGCGACGGTCGTGTTCCAGAAGCCCAACATCGCCGTGGTGTCGACGTGAGCGCCGATACCTATGAGGCACCGCCGCACGGATGGACGTGCTTCCACTGCGGCGACACGTTCTCGCCAGACTTCGCCGGCCAACGCGCTGCGCGCAACCACTTCGGCGCCGATCCTGGTGCAGAAGCCGCCTGCCGCATCAAGGGCAGGGAAGGCGGCCTGCTGCTGGCGCTGCGGGTCCAGCAGGCCGAGGTCCAGCGTCTTCTGTCCGTGATCAACAACGAAGATAGCGAGACCGATCGCGCCATGCAGCGCATGAAGTCCGAACACGCCACGGCTCTTCGCCGAGCCGAAGAAGATGGGTATGCGCGCGGGCTTCGGGATGCGCGCGCCGAGGCGACGTCAGGCCGCTGAAGCCAGCGGCAGCGCCTCGATGTCCGAAGCGTATTTGACGATGTCGTGATCCCCCCAGCTCAACAGGAAGTCGACCAGCGTCGGCCGGTGGTCGCATAGCGTCACGGTCCGGCCGTGCAGCCAGTCGACGCCGGCCGGCTGCTCGTAGAGGGCCGCGAGCGCGGGCGGCCATCGCGGCGCCGGGTCAGCCTCGCGCTCGATCCGCATCCTCGGCACCACGGCTGCGGTGTTGAATCCCTGGTTGCCGTGCATCGGGGCCGCGATCGTGATGCAGACCCGCGGCGGCTTCTTCCACTCGACCGTCTGGGCCATCAGGTTCGCGACCGCACCGCCCATGGAATGGCCGCCGATCATGCTCGGCTCCGGCACGCCATCGAGTCGCGCCATCAGGTCGAGCATCTGATCACGGTAGCCCGCCATCACCAGCCGGCCGCCACCGATGTCGACAGGCTTCGTCTCGAGGTTGGCCGCGATCGACGGCAGCAGCAGCGCCGTGAACATGGTGCCGCGTGGAATCCAGAGGACGTCGGTCGGGGTCTCGATGACCAGGAGCGCGGAATCGTCGGCACCGTCGATATAGCCGATCTCCGCGGTCCCGAGTGGCAGTAGCTGGCGCCTGACGTCGGCGTCGGTCTGGTAGCAGGCGACGCTGGCCTTGGCGATCACCAGGGCTACGGCGCGATCGAATGGGGCGAGCATCAGCCGAACAGCCGGTGCAGCCACGCCGCGATCGGACCCTCGGCGACCTCGGGCGGTCCGGCGGCGATGACCTTGTGCGCGACCTGCCACTTCTGGTTCGCCACCTCGAGTTGATGCTGGAGCACCACGATCGCGGGCCCGATCTGGGCGTGGGTCGAGACGCCGAGCATGCCGGCGATGCGGCCGAGCTCAGAGCGTGCCGCCGCGAGTTCCGCGATCTCGGGCCGCTGCGGCGCAGGCCTGTTCGCAATGGGTTTCTTCATCGGAACAGCAGAAAGACGAGGACCAGGATCACGATCAGTCCGAGACCGCCGCCGCCGTATCCGTAATGCGCCGGGATGTGGCCAGAGTAGCCGCCGGCGAAGGCGAACAGCACCAGGATGACAACGACGATGAGCGCGATATTCATGCGAGTTCCTCCTACGGCGGCAGCATCTTTTTGACGAGCTGGCAGCCGCCTTCCTTCTGGCAGTCCCCGATCAAGGTCACCGAGGCGGTCGCGGCCGCGCCGGCGCCAGCGGCGATGGCCGACCAGGCCGTGATCTGGGACGCCACCGGCAGAGCCGCGATGGCGCAGCCCGAGAGCATGAGCGCCGCCGCGGTAGCGCCCACCGCGGCAAGCCTCACGACGCTGGTGCCGACTTCACCGCCGGGACCGGCAGCACTACGGGTCCGGTTGGCGTCGGGACCGCGGTGGTGCCCGAGACCGGCACCGGTACCGGCAACGTGGCGCCGGCTGGCAGGCCGTTGCAGAACGTGCCAGCGACGATGCTGCACAGCTGCGCGTTGTTGGCGTCTGCCGTAGAGCCGGCGATCGTGGCGACAGCGGTCGCTTGGTTACAGCCCTGCTGTGCCGCGCACGCGAGCGTGCTTTCGATCGGCTGGATGGTCTGCAGCACCTGGGTCACGTCCTGCAAGGGCGTCGCGCCTGGCGTGGTGTTGCAGGCCGCGAGCGCGAGGACGGCCGAAAGAGCGAGGATTCGGAGTTTCATTGTGTTGCTCCTACTGCGGGCGCCGGGACCGCTGCCGTGCGAGGCGCTTTGGTAAAGATGCCCATGATCGGGGTGGTGGTGATCCAGCGCATGAAGTAGGAGCCGGCCAGAAGGCCGACACCGGCCACGGTCGCGCTGAACCCCTCGCTCCAACCAAGGCCGTAGCGAGTCGAGAGGTAGGCGACGCCCGTTGCGGCAAGCGTGCCCCATGGCGTGCGGCTCATGACGAGGGATTTGCCGGCGAGCTGTGTCGCCAGCGCCGGGTCCACGGTCTGAAGCTTGTTGACCAGATCGGGCAGCGATTGCGCGGCCTTGATCGCGTCGTCTCGGGTGGTGCCGGCCATGGTGGCTCCTGGAGCAGGATCTCACCGGCCGCGCGGGGCTGGGCGAACGCGACTATATCTCAGTTCTGGCGAAACGCAAAATGGGGCTTTACAACCTTTGCGAGATAGCCGAATATTTTCGGGCCGGATTGATCCCTGGCACCTCCCGCGCCCGCGGGAGGGCTTTCCTCCCTAAACTCAGGCCGCCCTCTGGCTCCCACGCCGCAGGGCGGCCTTTTTCGTCACGTCCAGATCGTGTGCCGGTAGATCCGAAGCTCTGCCGGGTCGGGGTTGTTGCTCGTGTTGAGCATGTAGTTGCCGGCGTAGTCGATGAACATGGCGAAATCCTGGGCCGCACTGTCGTAATAGTTGGCGCCCGTGAATTCGTTTACCAGAACGCCATCGACGAACAGCCAGAACCCGGTTCCTTTGATGTGCATGCCTGCGAAAACGTGTCGCTGGCCGTCGAAGGGTTGACCGTTCGGCATCGTTGCAAAGAACTTCGCGGGTGGCGCAGTCATATTTCCTTGATTGTTGGTGTCGGCAATCCCCTCCCCGGCCCCGGTATTACGATGGAGGGTCGTCGGGACCATCTGTCGCGCCGCTGCTTCGGCCACAATCGAACTCGTGCCAGAACAGGACTCAACAAAGTCCATTTCGGAAATGAGCGTGAGAGGATTCGACGCGACAGGCGTCACGTTGTCGCTGACATGGTTTTTCGACATCGACCAGTAGCCGGAACCGTTGTTCGGATGCCAGTCGATCTCGAAAGCGTGCGTGCCGAGAAAACCGTTGCCGTTGATAATTCCCGTTCCGCCAACCGCGATATTCTGGAAGCTCTCGATAGTCGCCGTCCCCTGCGGACCGGGCGTGATGACCAAAGCGCCGTCTGACGGGTCGAAATTGAAGTTGGACGCGCTCAGTCCTTCCGATGTAGGCGCCCACCACGGATACGGATACCAAGCGTGACCGGGCGATTGATCGAAAGCGATATCGAGATTGGCCAGTGGACCGGCGCTCGGAATGTACTCGTAGGTCTTTTTGGTGAAGGTGAATCCATTGGCGTTGAGGTATGCCGGGACACCGCTCGACGGGGCCGCAGTGGCTGCAGGCGTTGCGGCGGGGCCTGCCGGGGCTATGCGCGGATCGCCCGGAACCGCGACAAAAGCGCCGTTCGCAGCCGGTGCGCTCCACCACTTGTTGGCGGGCGTTTGTTGAGGGTCGTTGTTTTCCTGATAAAATATGCCGTCGAAGATCAATCCCAGGATCACGGCGCCGGACGGAACGGTTGCGCCGTTGAGCGCGAGCATCTGTTCCGGGTTGTCGTTGCCCCGGTTGCCGGCGACGATCTGCCAAGTGTTTCCGAATTTGTCGACCAGGATCGGGCCGATGTTGTCGATGTACGCGCCGCTCGGCGACACGGAGAGCGCCGGTGCCGCGGGCGGCAGCGCGGCGATAGCCGCCTGTAGTGGCGTCATGTCTGCGCCGGCCGCAGCGAGATCGGCCAGTTCTTTCGCCAGTGCAGCCTGAACGGGATTCTGTGCCATCGGTCCTACCCTCCGGTGAGTTTCCGCGTCACGTATGCGACGCGGGCCGAAAGGTGCGCGCGCCCCTCTGGGGTCAGCGTCTCGTATTGGCGACCCACGATCGGGTCTCGATCGAGCGGGCCGGCGGCCAGCGCTCCAAGGTGCGTGCGACAGAGCGTGTCTACCCTGCGCTGGAGCGCCTCGACATCTGGTGTGTCCATGTTCTCTGATCCCTGGCGGTTGGTGTCATTTTTTTGTGTCCCGTAGGCGCTTCGTTATTTGACGTCTTTGAAGAAGAGATTCCGGCCGATCTGCACGGTGAAGGTCGCGCCGACGGTCCACGGCGGTGCCGGGTGTGGCTCGGAGTAGAAGTGGGTCGCGGCACCGGTCGGATCATTACCTGAGATTGCCTCGTCCCACGCTGCAGCGCAATCGACGATTACGGAATCGTCGTCAGCCATGGACGCGACGCGCTCGAGGTCCGCATTATCCGCGCGATCCGCGTCCCACTCGCTGAACTGCATCCGCTTGAGGCAGACCGCGGCCGCGGTGTGGCCGAACCGGCCATCCCGGACCCGGTTCAGGATCACGGCCGCTACGGCGACGCGGCCCAGGTGCGGCTCCGAGCTCGCCTCGGCCGCGACCGTGATGACACCGATGGGCTTGTCGTAGGCCATGCGTTACCTCATCTGGTCGGTGTCGGCGCGTGGCGGATGTCGTTCAACTCCGTCTGCAATTCCTTGATTTTGTCGTTCAGCGAGTAGGCGGACCCGAAGTCCCGCTTGATCTCGTCAATCTCGTTCTGCACTCTGCTGAATGCTGCTGTGTCAGCATCCCATTTTTGCTGGTGCTCGCCGCGCGTTACCTGTTGATCACGCAGCTTGGCAAGATCGTTGCGCATGTTCTCAAGAGTCTTGTCGGTATTCGTGTGGAATTCCCTGTACTCGGCCAGGGTAACTTGCAAGATGGACTCGGCGCTCTCCACTCTATTGATGCGCTCACTAAGTTCTTGATCCACCTTCTCAACCCGGGCAGAAATTGGGACTATAATTCCCAGCCAAAAACCGCCGACGAATATGGATACGACAGTAACCGTCTGTATGATCGTGCTGACAGCACTGAGTCCATTGGTCGCGACTCGTCCGGCGTCGGCCATCGCTGTCACCCTTTCCCAGCGATGGGAACTCGCCGACGGCCGCGCGCCAGGCGGTCGGGAGAATACCAGAAACCTCGGGTTGGGGCTAGAACGTCAGCGGATCGCTAAAGGGCCGCTCGGCCGCCGCCAGCGTGATCTCTATGATGTCCTGCCGGCTCGCGGTCGCCAGCCACCAATCCTCATCGCGGAACCGGATCGCGACCGGGTGATAGCTCGGCATGCCGTAGTGGTCGAGAGCGATGTCCCGGTTCCGGTTCGTGTACATGGTCACGGCCCAGGACCAGATGAACTCCGGCGCCGTGAAGGTGGCGAGGCGCGAGATCCGGACGAATGCCTTGAAGACGTCGAGGCCCTGGAGGTCCGGCCGGAGCCACACCGAGCCCGCGATGCAGACGGTGCAGTCCTGGATCAGGTCCGTGATGTGGCCGCGGCACTCCGCGGTCTCGCCCTCTGGTCCAAGCCCGGGGTCGAGGTAGAAGAAATGCCGCTCCCGGATGGCCTCGCGCAGCGTCAGGGGCTGCATGCGGCGCCTGTCGAAGAGGTCGACGAGCCGGAATCCGCAGGAGCCCACGATCTCGCCGTCCTTCTGCAGGAACAGCAGCAAGGTGTTGGACTTCGACGCGTTGGGCCAGCAGCGCGGATCGAAATACGGCATCTCGAGGAGGTTCTTGCCGCCGCGGTACTTGGTCCAGAATTCCACGATGTGGTGGAGCTCGCGCGAGACCAAGACCTGATAGCCCTCGTGGCCCAGCCACGCGAGGCTGCGGTTCTTGACCGTGTTCAGGATTTCGCGGCGCTCGGGCTCGACGTAGCTGACGTTGAACGCGTCCTGGAAATGCTTCACGAACCCACCTGGGCAACGAGAGCGCGGAGAGCGGAGATGTCGGTCTTGCGGCACGCGCGGAAGCGCTCGGCATACCAAGCAGGGCTGACCGGCCCCTTGTACATCCCGACCAGATCGACTCCCGGCGATCCCAGGATCATGACCCCTACGGCTTCAATTTCGTAAATCCGGCCTTTTTCGAGACGATTCGCGCCATCGGCGCACACGCACACGACAAGATCACCGGGACTGAACATGGCCTATACCCTGCTGACGTATGAGATGTACGTGTCCTGGTCGCCGCGGAATGCGGCCTGGAACCACTCGCACTCGACACCGAAAAGCTGCATCGAGATTAACCTGCAGGTGGCTCCCTCCGCCAGTGTCTCGTCGGCGCAATGGTGCAGAACTTCCGAGTAACGCACGTCCGGGATGCCGCTGACGGGACCGACCATCATGCCCTTGAGCGATGGCGACAACCCGGCGTGGTCGCCGACCCGCGCGCTGTAGAGCGAGCCGTTGTGCCGGCGCAGGATCGACACCTTGGACAGCAGATCGGCGCGGCCAAGGGCGGGCAGGACTCCCTCGGGCGGCGCCGCGGCGATCTGGATCAAGGTCTTGGCGTGCGGATGCGGGAACTCGTCCAGGCGCAGGCGCCGGATCCGCGGTGGACGTGGGCTCGGCAAATGGGCAATCGCCGCCGCGAGCTCGACCGCCAGCGCGGCGTCCTTGGGCAATTCGGGGTCGATCGAGACCATGCGCGCGGTCCCGTCATGATCTTCGAGCTCGACCTGTCGCCGCGCCGCCGCAGCGCCATCGGGTGCCGTCAGCCGGTCGGCCACGCGCCGCGCCGCTCGGGCCTTGATGCCGCGTTCGTGGTAGCGGATCGTCGCCACGCCGTCGCGGACGCGAACCGAGACCCAGCCGTTATTCCGCCGCAGCGCCGCCGCGTGGTCGCCCTGGACACCCGCCGGAAGCCCCTGGGCCTCTCGGGCGAAGCCGTCGAGGTCTGCGGTCTCGTGCACGGCTCCAGCATCGTCAACCCACAGCAGGCGCTCCAGGCGCTCGCCCAGGGCTTCGGCACGGAATTCCGGCCCCAGGAGATCGCAGAGCTTGAAGAGCTTGTCGGCGGTGATCGGGGTGCGGTCGTTTCGGTAATTCCGCAACGTGTCGTCATCGACCTCGATCGCGTTCGCGACCTCCTTCAATGAACGAGAATTTCCACGCCCAGCCGCGCGCTTCAACGCGGCGTCGAGGCGTATCGAGACAAGCGACTTCATGGGTAGACACTCGCGCATGCGGTTGAATGTCCCACAACCGTAGCGCTATTTCTCGCCGAAACGCAAGCGGCGTCTAGTCGCCGCCGGCCGGGAACGGGAGCGTGAACGCCCGATTCTGGCAGAACAGCACGGCCTTGTTGGCGTCGATGCCGGTGATCTGCGCCCGGAGCTCGCAGACCTCGAGCGTCAACTCCTGGACGTTTTGCGTCAGGAGCGCGAGGTCTCGGTCGGTGCGGAACACGATCGCGGCCGCGGTGCACGCCATCGCGACCATGGTCACGACATCGGCGACACTGATCCGCCACGGGCTGCTTTTCCCGTTTCCATTGGTGGTGTCGGCCATCAGGAGACCGAAACGCTTCGGGGTTTCCGGGGGAGAAATCGAAAGCGCGCGGTGGTAGGCTGCTCGCCGGCAGGGAGGTCCATCTTGGTCCGCTCCAAGAGCATTGGGGGAGGTGCCATCGTCCCCCACTCCCTGCCAGCCCTCTTGAGCTGCCGGGAGTTTTCACTCACCGGCGGCCGCGCGCGCCAGGCATGCCGCCACTATATCAAGCGGTGTGCCGCGTTGGAAGCGGCTATATCTATCGGTTTGAAATCGTCGCGTCCTGATCGCAGTGCATGATCGGCTGCGGCGCCGTCAGGACCACGCACACGTAGGGCGGAGAGGCGTTGACGACGATCGAATACATCGAGGTGCCGTTGGGGAGATCGATCGTTCCCCGGATCTCAAGCGCCGGCCGCGGTGGCGGCGGCACGGCAACGGGCGAATCGCCGACTACGGTGCTGGCAAACCACACCGTGCCCGCCAGCACTGCGGTAAGCCCGAAGAGCGTCTGGGCGACGCCCCGGGCGGTCACTCGTGCAAGCCCTCGACCGCGCGCTCATAGGCCTGCTTCTCCTCCGGCGTCGCGATCTCCTCGAAGAGCCGCGCCTGCCGGCCGGTCAAGATCGCCTTCGGGTAAAGCGTGCTCATCTTGAGCCAGCGCTGATCCTCGGCCGCGATCCCGAGTTTCTGCATCTGTGCGTCAGCCGCGTCCATGTTCCCGGCCTTGATCATGCGGCGGATGTCGGGCGCTTCCTTCGAGAGCATGAATTTGTATCGCTCGAGCGCCGCATGGGCAACGCCTTCGGCCGGGCCGCCGGGATAGCCGTGCGAGAACGTGAAGCCGGTCGCGGAGCCCGCCAGTTGGAGCTTCGCCGAGTGCGGATCCATGTTCCCGTGCAGATAGTCCCACGCGGCCTTGACCGCATCGGCCGGACCCTGCTCCTTCACCATCTCCCAACCGATTCGTCCCATCGACTTCAGCGCGCCCTCGTGGCTGTCGTAGAGCTTTTGGTCAAAGCCCTGATTGTTCGACAGCATCTCATAGAACGGGCGCGCCATGGGCGAAAGCTTGTTGCGGATCATCTGCAACGGCTTCGTGAGCCAGCCCACCAGTTCCTCGCCGGTCTTGCCGACGGGATTGCGCATGTAGATCGCCGTGTGGTCGCCGTGCTCGGGATCGACCTCGCCGACTTTGATGCGGTCATCCTTGCCGGGCTCATTCTCCGATTGTGCCGTCAGGTCCTTGACCAGGAAGGGCAGCGCCAGCACCCGCACGGGGTTGTCCTTGACCCAACTGTACTCGGCCGCGAGCCTGCGTGCGTACCCGTGGAGCTCTTTGCCGATCTCGTCCGGCAGATCGGACCACGACGGCGCCGCCGACATGACCGCGAGCGCGCTCTGGGTCGCCGAGATGCCGGCGTAGAAGAGCGCCGCATCGATGGCGATAATCGACATCGCCTTACGCCTGGCGACGCCCTGGACGCGTGCGAGCTCGTCGGAGCCCGCCAGCTGCATGATCTTGGCCTGGCGGTCGAGCGGGAGCCCGACCAGCGCATCCTTGAACGTCCCCAGGGTGCCGAGGGTATACGACCTTGAGAACAGCAGCAGGCCCGAGAGCGCCCGGGCGAAGCGCGACATCGACTCCATCGGCATCGCGCCGGCGTATCGGTTGGCGAAGTGCCCGGCGTAGATCCCGGCGGTATCGGGATCGAACCCACGCTGGATCAGATTGCCCTTGAGCCGATCCCACAGGCCAGCCTGCAGCGCGCCGACCCGATCCCACAGCAGCCGGTTGTGCATCAGGTCACCGGTGGCGTCGATCGCGCGCTTGGTGGCATCGCCGGCGCGGCGGTCGAAGAGGCCGGGCACGAGACCGATGGCCTTTGCGGTCAACGAGCGGCCCGGCGCGATCGTCGGCGCCTCGGCGATGCCCGTGATTCCCTGCTGGAGTTCGTACCGGTGTCCGATGGGGTCGACGCCGTCTCGGATCATCTCCTGCATCTTCGGCGATGGCTCGGTTTCGGCGCCGAAGAGCGGCCGCCCCGTGATCGCGGCGCCGCGGGAATAGTCGCCGATCAGCGCCACCGGGTTGCCGTTGACCGCCGGCAGCGCGCGGCCGGCTATCACCATGTTGTGCGTCATCGGCGACCACATGATCGCGGTCATGGTCCGGCCCTTGAACCGCATCAGGCCCTGGACGACTTTGCTGGTCTCGCTGGACATGATCGCGCGCAACGGACCTTCGAAGTCCGGGTGGACGTAGATCGGCTCCCGCAGAAACTGCATCTGCCCGGTCTCGGCGCTACGGACGGGCATCACCGCCGGCTTGTTCTGGCTTCCGGTCTCCTCCGAGGTCTCGAACCGCAGCCGCGTACGCTCGAAGGCCGGATGGCCTGGGATCGTAAAGCCGCGGCGCTCCGTCGATACCTTGACGTGGCTGGCCGCTTCCTCGGTCTCTTCTCGCGTCAGATACTTCCTATGGCGCAGCTGCGCCGACGTCGTGGTGATGTTGCTGCCCAGCCTATCGAGCCCAGATGGCCCCCTGGCACCACCCCAGGCATCGGCGCCATACGACACCGTCTTGACGCCGGCCGCGTCACCCAGCTTCTCGATCTGCTTGATCAGCACCTTGCCGATGATGGCCTTGTCGAGGTTCTGTCCCGCGAGCGCCAGTGTCCGGATGTCGCGCACGACCTTGGCGTCAGGCTCTCCGACGTTGACCAGCATCCTTGGCGCGTACCATGGCAGGCCCTCCATGTCGTGGACGCCGACCTGGCGGGCGAGATCGAACCGCGCCTTGACCTTCTCGTAGAGCCGCATCGTGGCGTCGCGCTCCTCCGGCGTGAGGCGGTCGACACCGATGCCGGCCAAGGGCTTGCCCTGCTGCGCCGCCACGCTCATCTCGTCGAGCGCGTCGTACATGCGCTCGCGCTGCTGGGGCTTGAAATTCCGCTCCGTCCACCGGTCGATCGCGCCCCACTCGTGCGCGCTCGCGCGCTGCTTCGAGGCGAAGTCGAACGCCGTCGCGCGCGCGTCCTGGATCCACTTCGACTGCTCGTAGTGGATGCCGCGCTCCGTGGGTTCGAAGCGGCCCGCCGGCATCGCCATGGGGCTGAATGCCTTCGTCAGCGAGCGGGCATAGTCCAGCGCCGAGTTCGCGGCCTCGGCCAGCCGCACCGGGCCCGGCAGCTTCGCCATGATCCGACCGGCAATCGTCGTCGGCTCTGGCTCCTCCGGGTCGGCCGGCTCCATGTCGCCAGGCGCGAGCTCGAACAGTCCGCCCTGGCGCGGTCCGCCGAACAGCGGGGTTTCGCCCACGTCCTCCTGCGGCTTCTTCGGCCCCTTCCGGCCGCGCATCGCAGCTTCAGCCTCCTCCTTCTGCCGCTGGCGGAGTCGTGCCGCGACTTGCTCTGGCGTCTCGGCCTCGGTTCCGGGAATCTCTCGCTGATCCCGCGCCAGCGCACCCTGGGGCTCGACCTGCCGCGGCCGCGCCCCGACCTCGCCGCGCTCGATCGAGCCGAAGATGTCGTCGGCCGTCGCCTGCCGACCCAGGAGGCGCCGCACCGCCGCGCCGGCGGCGTTCAGGAACCGCCCGATCTTGTCGAAGACCTGCCGGATGCGCGTCGGCTCCGGGCCCTGGTCGCGGCGCCACTTCGCGAACTCCTTGGCGACCGCTTCCTCGAGTTGCGTCTCATATGGCACGTCGCCGTATTGCTTCGAGACGCCATGCCGGTCGATCCAGCCCTGGTCCTCCGCCGCCTTCTCCAGCGTCGCCCACTCGGGCTCCGTCAGCAGGCCGGAGTGGCGCAGATAGTGGATCGCCTCGTGCCGCGCGCTCCCGACGGCATCCGGGCTCGCGAGGCTCCAGCGGATCGTGTGCTCGAGGCCGTCGCGCTGATAGTGCGCCGTGCCCTTCTGGCCGTCGACGCTGATCAAGCCCTGCTCGCGGATGCGCTTAGCGCCTGGCGCCATGCGGTCCAGGACTTCGTTGACCGCCTTCGTCACCTGATCGCGCTGCTGGTCCGTCACGGGGCGGCCCACGTTCTCCTGGCGGATGTGATCCAGGAGCGCCTGCTTGGTCACGGGGCCCGTCTGGCGGTCGAGCCATTGGTGGACGCCCGAGCGCGTGACATCGTCGGCCGAGACGCCCTTGCTCTGGCGAATGAAGCCGCGCCATGCCTCGGGCGACGCCTTCTCGACGCCGGCGCTGGAGATCAAGGGCTCGAGGCCATAGCCGCGCTGCGCGAGGCTGACACGCGGAGGCGCGGCCTCGGTCGCCGTGGGCGCCTCTGGGGCTTTGCGGCGGCCCGTGACCATGTCGTAGAGATGGTTGAGGCTGCGGGTGTTGGCCTGGGCACCGAAGATCCGCGTGTTGGCATCGCGCAGTCCTGGGATCAGCTTCGTGTCCAGGCCGTCGACATAGTGCTCCAGCGCCTTCTCGAAGGGTACTTCGGCATTGGCCTTGCCGGCGGCGCGGACATCGCTCGGAATCGCGCTTTCGATCTCCCTGGCCTTCGTCGACAGGTTGATGTCGAACTCCAGGTCGTCGACCTTCTGCCGAAGATCCTTGATCTCGTCGCCGTGCTCGAACTTCTTGCCGACCATGGCCTCGAGGCTCTTGGCCTGCCGGCGATAGTCGTCGCCCTGACGCCGCGCGTTCGCGAGCGCACCTTCGAGGTTCCGCAGCCGCGATTCACCCGACTGGATCGCACCCATGGCACCGGCGCCGCCGCTTTCCATCGGCATCAACGAGCCGTCGCTGCGCTCCAGGTTCAGAGAATAGATGACCTTCTCGTTCGGCCGCCAGCCCGCGCGCTTCTCCAGCACGATCGGGAAGCCGCCGAGGGCGCCGAGCGTCGTTGTGTCGCCATAGCCCTCGAGCCGGGACGCCGCCCTCATGACTTCGGCGTCGAGCGCCGCCGCAGCGGCCTTCCGCTTGTCAAAGGTGCTGTCGCCGACCTGCATCGTGAACTCGTCGCCGGCCGTGGACCGCCGCTTGGCAATGTCGCCCTCGATCGCCTTGGCAAACTGGTCGTATCCGACCGCTTCCCGGCGCGCATATTCGAGGTCGTGCTTCGCCTGATACTGCTCGCGGTCGTGGCCTTGCTTCCGCAACTCCAGGCGGTCGAGCTGGTGCTTCATCTCCGTCAGGTGGATGATGCGCTCGTCCGCGGTCGAGATCGCCGACGCCTGCTCATACTGGCTGGCCTCGCCCAAGTCCTCGATGTCGCGCAGGTTCGGGTCGCCGCGGAAGAACTGCTCGATGAAGCGGCCCTTGTTCCCCATCAGCTGCCACATCGTCGAGTCGTAGGTGCCCTTGGTCGAGTAGTCGTGGATCTCGATCTCGGGATTGAAATTGCCCTGCCGCAGGCCGCGACCGTTCCGCTGGGTGTCGTCGGCCGGATACCAGAGCGGATCCTCGTTGTGGATCGCGTAGAGGCGCCGCTGGGCGTTGACGCCCGTGCCCATCTTCTGCACCGAGCCGACCAGGATCCGGACCCGGCCCTCGTTCATGTCGTTGAACAGCTTCTGCTTGGCGACGTGCGACTTGTAGTCCTTGATGAAGGCGATCTGGTCCTTCGGCACGCCGCGGCGCACGAGCTCGCGCTTTACCCAGTCGTAGCCGGAGAAGAGGCGCCGCTCGCTGTCGCCAGTGCCGAAATTCATGAACACCATCTGGGTCGCCGGCCCGCGGAACGCCGGCTTCTGATAGTTGCTCGCGGGATCGTAGAACTGGACGTCGTGCGTCTCGGCCCATGTGCGGTGCACGTTGTCGATCATCTGGTTGAGCTTCGAGTCCGGACTGCTCGGCAGCTGCGGATCGACATAGCGCATGTCGATCGCGGCATGGCGGCCGTCGCCGATCACCGCAAGCAGGATGTCGTCGCCTTTCTGCGGCGGCCCCTTCCTGGCCTTGATGGCCGCTACCCTGGACGCGAGTTCGCCCTGATAGGCCTCAAGCTCCGGCGTCTTCGGCGCCAGGTGGAACGAGCGCTCGCCACCCTTGAGCCGCGGCCGCACCACGTACTGATCGAGGTCATGGCCCGTGACCACGTCCATGATCTGCCCGACCATCTTGTAGAGCTCAGGGATGTTGACGAATTTCGCGAACCGGGTGACGTGCTGATAGGCGCCCTCGGCCGTCTGTTCCATCGCGGTCTTGAGGTCGCCGAAGGTGTTCGCCCAGCTGTCGAAGTGCCCGAGGCCGCGCCGCTCCAACTCCGGCCGCTGCAGATAGCGCGAGATCGTATAGAGCTCACCCATGGTGTTCGTAACTGGCGTGCCGGATCCAAGCACAGCGGAGCGCCCAGGACGACGGCTCTCCAAGTATTGGATCTTCGAGTACAGATCCCAGGCCATGTTCGAACCGTCGGGCGTGATGCCCTTGAGGCGGCTCTGCCGCGTGGCGAATTCGAGTTTTCGCATCATGTGGGCTTCGTCGATGAACAGGTGATCGACACCCATCTCCTCGAAGGTGTTGGTCTGGTCCTTCTTGCCCTTGAATGCGCCCTGCAGGCGCTGTTCGAGCCTCTCCTTCTGCTTCTCCAGCCGCTTGACCGTGATGCGGTCGTCTTTCTCGTTGAGCGCGCCCATGGCCTGCGCGACCTGCTCAAGCTGCTCCCGGATCAGGTGCTCCTGGAATTCGTCACTGATCGGGATCATGCCGAAGGCGCTGTGGGTCATGACTACGCCATCGATGTCGTTCTGCGCCACGTTTGCCATGAACTGCTTGCGCGTCGAGGTGTGGAACCCGCGCTCGTCCGCGACCATGACCTTGGCCAGCGGATACTGCTCGTAGAATTCCTTGGCGAACTGAGCGAGCATGTGGTTTGGCACAATAAAGCCTGGCTTTTTTATTAGGCCAAGTCTTCGCATCTCCATTCCTGCGCCAATATATACGGATGTCTTACCAGCACCAACTTCATGTGCTACGTATGTATTTCCAGTTTGCACTATACGCGCAATCGCACGCTGCTGGTGCGGTCGCCATTTCCACTCGGACGAAACTCCCGGCGTGGTTAGATAGGAGCCGTCGAACGGCCGCAGGACCGTGCGGTTGAACTTGTCGTTGTAGATCTGGGCCAAGCGGTCCTTGAGTTCCGGCGTCTGCTCGACGTAGTCCCGGAACGCCTGCTTCATCTGGTCGATCTTGTCCCGCGCCCCCTGGGTCGCGACGGGGTCGAATTCCCGTACCTTGCCTTCCGGGGTCCGGATCTCCTTGTAGATGCGCGGTGCCGCACGGTTCAGCGCCGCGCGCAGGACCTCGAAGGCCGATAGCTCCGGCGTGCCCCACTGGTTGAAGGCGGCGCCTTGCGTCTTCCCCTCCGCGACCCATCCGCCGATGATCTTGTTGTGGCTCGGCTCGACATCGCCGATCCGCGCGTGGTCGCGCGCGAAGGCCCGGATGGTGTCGGGCGGGATCCAGGGCATCCCGAGCGTCATGGTGATCTCGGACGGCGCCAAGGGCTTCGGCTGCGCCCGCTGCAGCGCGTCGACGTTCCGCTGATAGGTCGGGTCAACCCCCGCGATCGCCTTCGCCTCCGCGAGCTTGTCCATGACGTCGCCCGACAGATACTCGTCGGCGGTCTGGTAGGCGTCCTCGGTGCCCGGGACGCGGAACACCTTGTCGCCCAGCTCCTCGACGACTTCGTCGCGGCTCTTGCCCATCTGGGCCGCGATGGCGTCGAGGTCGAGGCGCCCGTGCTTGTTCAAGGACCAGAGCACGCCGTCGTTGGCCGAGGCCAACTGGGGCTCTTCCTCCTTCGAGATGATGTTCTCGAAGAAGATGCGCTTCTTCCGGCTCTCGCCAGAGCCATCGTCGTAGTGCTCGATCGCGCGCAGCCGGTAGGACTCGGGATCGTCCATGAAGGCGTCGATGTTCGGCCGCTTCTCGATCACGACATCGGGCATCTCGTCGGGCTCGAAGCTGCCCTCGTCGAACTCGCGGCCCTTGGCCTCGGCATCCTGGCGCTGATCCGCGCGGGCGCGGGCGATCTCCTGGATCTTCGCACCCCCGCGCTCGAGCGCGTCGGAATTGAACTCGCCCTCGCGCCACGGCAGGTCCGCGGCCCTGGCTTCCTCCCGGGCTTCCTGCCGCGCGTTCTCCTGGGCGATGATGCTCGGGCGCTGCCGGCGGAACTCGGCCTTGTTCAAAGGCCCGTGCTTCTGCACGAAGGCGTCGTAGCGCTGATTGAGCGCCTCGCGCGCGCGGGCCGAGGTCTCGACGTCGCCCGTCAGGTCACCGCGGAAGACGTCCCGCAGCGCGTCACGGATCGGGATCAGGCGTTTGATGCGCTCGTGATCGGCGGCCGTCAGACCCGCGACACCGGAGCCGCGCCGGGCGACGGCTTGGCCCGCGCCTTGGCGGTACTGCCAGAGATCGCCATTCCGGAGGTAGTAGCTGCCGTCCTTACGCTCCGGCGCCTCGAGGTCGCGCACCGCGCGCTCCTCGCCCGTGAGCGGCTTCTCCATGACATCCCGGGGCAAGCGCCCCAGGGCCTCGGCCAGTGCTGGCGCCAACGCCTGGCCTTCGATCGGCTGCACGGCATAGCGGCCCTCTTGGCCATACAGGGTGTCGGCGAAGGTCTCGCGGCCGATGACCTGCTCGGGGTGTTCGGAGAAATAGCGGCTGACGTTGCCGGCGATCGGCGTGCCCTGGCGGCCAGGCAGTGACCGCGGCGTCGTCTCGGTCCAGTCCGGGACCTTCTCGGCACCCGGGCCCTCGAAGCTGACGGGCTCAGGCCGTTTCTTGAAGAACAGGATGTCGGTCGTGACATCGGTGCCGGCGTTCTGCCGGAAGGCGTTGTTCGGCAACCGGACGCCGCCGACTAGGTCGGCGCGCTCGCTAAGGTAGCGCCGTGCCGCGGGGTCGATCTTGTTCATCGTGCCGGCGCTGGTGATGAAGGCCATGAGGCCGCCGGGCCGGACGCTGTCGAGCGACTTCGCAAAGAAGTAGTCGTGCAGCATGAAGTTCCGCGCCGTGTACTTCGGATCAGCGTGCACCACGGCATCTGAGAACGGCGGATTCCCGATCACGAGATCGAACGCGTTCTCGGGCATCGGCGTCCGGGTGTAGTCGGCTTGGCGCACGCCAGACTCGGGATAGATCAGCTTCGCCAGCCGGGCGGTCTGGTGATCGAGCTCGAGGCCTTCGTAGCGCGTCCGCAGCGCGAGGTCGGGCGGCATCATGCCGATGAAGTGCCCGACACCCATCCCGGGCTCGAAGACGTTGCCGCCGTCGAACCCCATCGCTCGGACCGCGTCCCACATGGCGCGGATCACGGGCTCGGAAGTGTAGTGCGCGTATTGGGTCGACTTGCGCGCGGTCTCGTATTCCTGGGGCGTCAGCAGCGTCTTGAGCCGCTTCCCGACCTCCTCGAGCCCCGGGCGGAACCGGGCGTTGCTGTCCGGGAACGCGCCCGAGAGCCCACCCCAACCCACATACTTGGCCAGCGCCGTCTGCTCCTCGCGCGTCGCCGGCCGGTCCTCGGCCAGGATCCGCTTCGCGAGCTCGATCGCCGCGACATTGTCCTTGGCCTTCTGGCTGGGGCCGCGGCCCTCCTCTACCTCACCAGCTGCAAGGGAGAGGTTTTTGCCTGTGACTTTGGCTGCGGCAAGTCGTCGGGCGGCTCCGGATGCTGGTCCCGCTCCGGCACCGGGAAGTCCAGCATTTCGCCCATCACCCTCTCTTCCGCGAGCCTCAGTGCCTGCGGATCCTTCGGCAGGCCGTCCACGCCCTTCGGCTCCGGCGCCAGTAGCTCGTTCAGGAGCCGGTGTGCCTCGACGCTCTTCTGGTGCGCGAACGTCTCCAGCTTGCCCGCGCGCGCCAGCTCGTTGAACATCCCCGGTGCCTGCTGCCGCATCGCCTGGAGGTAGGTTCCCATGAAGTTCATCTCTCGTCTCCGCTTCTGACTTCGGCCCCTCGGGGGCGCGCTCGAGACCCTCGTGCGGCTCGAGCAGGCCGCCGTCGAGGGTAATCTGCCTGCCGTCCGGGCTAACGCTCACGACCTCGCGCGCGCGGGCTGGTCCGAGGAGCCCAGAGGGATATTTCAGCATGACGCGGTCGCCGGGCTTCCAGCGCTGGTCCTCCGGGACCGCGTCCGGGAACGGCGAGGCCGCGGTCGTGACCGGCGCCGCGGCGCTCTGGCCCTCGGCATGGTCGATCTCGGCCCGGCCGCCCTGCTGCGCCGCCTGCTGCTCGATATGAGCCGTCGGCGTGCGTGCCATCGCCTCTGTGACCCTGTCCTCCGTCCCTTTTCGGCGGAATGGCACCGCGCCCGCTGGCGTAGCCTCCGAAGGAGGAAGACCGGAAACATCCACGCCGTGACGCCGTGCCATCTCGGCCAGTTCATCGTCGGTGAGATGCGCAAGAGGACGGGACGCTTGGGCCGGCTTGGGTAAATCTCGCTGTACTGGCTCGGCGCCCGCGAACTCGTTCGCCAGCGCCAGCCGATCCGAGGTCTGCTTCGCGTACCAGAGCTTCTGCGGGCTCGACCACCGGAACCCCGCGGCCTTCAGGCGCCCGATCGTCGCCTCATCGGGCCGCGCCGAGAATTTGATCTCGACGCCGCCTTTCTCCGCGTTTTGCCGGACCTCGGCGCGCGCCTGGGGCGGCCGCGGAACCTCGGGCGGAGCGGGTTTCGGCGGTTCCGGCGCGACCGTCGCTCCGCTCTTTGCCACCGGGAACAGCCGCGCGGACTCCTCGGGATACTGCCGGCGCCAGTTCTCAATGACTGCGCGCAGTTTCTGCGCGTTCCTGGTTTCATTCGCGGCGCCGTCCATAAGCGCCTGCTTCATCTCGCCCTTGCGGGCGCGCCCGGCGCGCTCGGTAAGGTTCTTGGCATCCTTGACCGCATACCCGATGCGGCTCTCAAGGTCACGCGGATGAACCGCAACGCCGTCGACCATGGGGTCTGGAACCACGCGTGGCGGTCGCGCGGTCTCGGGCTCGAGCTTAGAGGAATGCGATAGTGCGCCCTCGTCGGTCTTGACCTCGTAGTGAAAGGATGTCTGGCGCTCGCCGTGGCCAAACATCGGCGCCATCGTCATGGCGTGGGCTGCCGTCACCTCGCCATGACGGCCGACCAGATGGCCGCCACCCTCCGGGATCACGACCCGCTCGCCCTTGGTGAAAACCGGGTTGCCGTTGTCGTCGAGCATCCGCGGCGTGCGCTGCGGCTCGCCATTGAGGTGCCGGTCGATCGCGGCGTCTTCGTCCATCCCGTGGGCGTCGAAACCGGGATAGCCCCGGACGGACTGGTAGAGGTGCTTCAGGTACGGCTTGATCGACTCGCCCAGGTCGCCGAGCATCGCCTTCGAGTAATCCGAGAACTTCCGCGCCCCGGCCTCGATGTGATACCCGGCCAGCGTCAGGCCATCGAGCATCATCTCGGGGTCGAACCCGGCCGAGAGCCGCCCCATCTTGGCGCGGAGCCGCTCCCGTGCCTTAGCCGCCGCGTCTTGGGTGAAGAACTTGTTCCCGGCGCCGTAGCCGGCCGGCTTCTCCTCCGTCTTGGGCAGAAGATCATCGAAGCCTACCGGGTGCTTTGCGATCTGCTCGAAGCTGCGCGCCGGCGCGCCCGCGACCTTCTCACCCCGGGCTTCCGCCGCCCGCTCGGCCTCGAGCTCGGCGACGCGGCGCTCCTGCTCGCCAGTGTGGGCTACTTCTTGGGTGCGCGCCTCTTGTGGACCGCCCGTAGGTTCTGCGCCGCGCGCAACGCCTCTTTCCTCTGCTCCGGGCTCAGGCCCGGCTGGTGCCGCGCGCGGCCTTGGAGGCTCGTCGACAGTTGGAGGCGCCAGTTCGGCGACTGGCTCGAGCGGCGTTTTCCACTCATCCGGAATCCCCTCTCCCTTCTGGGCCTCGCCCGCGAGGTCCTGCTCGGTCCTGATCCCGCCGCGCTCGGCGGCGTCATGGATCGCCTCGTCGGGATCGTGCCCGTGCTCGATCGCGAGCTCGACATCGCTGGCTTCGTCGTCCGTGAGCGTCAGCCCGTGCTTCGACGCCCTGTCCTTGATCGGCTGCAGCCGCTGCATGATGGCCTGCTGCTGCGCCGCCATCGTTGCATCGATGAACGCGACGTCGTCCGGGTGCTGCTCACGGCCGATGCCGAACTCCGTGTGGGCATAGTCGGCGACGTCCCGGACCCGGGCCTCTCGGCGGTCGTCCGACACTCGGCGCCACGTCCACGTCGCCGGATCCTCGCTCGGCGCCGACGCGGGCTGGATCGGCGAATCCGGCCGCTGGTAGACGTCGTGCATGAGCCGCGCAGCCTGGATGGGCTCGATGCCCCACCGTGCCGCGATGGCGTCAGGGTTCGGCGTCACATGGCCCGCGTCGATGTCGCGAATTACAGCCTGCGGGCTCGCGGCATCGGTCGGCGGCGGCGCCACACGGGGCTCGATCTTTCCGGCCGGCCGCATGCGCGCGCCGGGCTTGCCCAGCCAGTCCTTGAGCTCCGGCGGCGTCATCGCCGTGACGGCGCCGATGCGGTCCTGCCCCTTGCCATCGCTGAACGAGCGCTGGTAGGCGTCCACGGCCGCGGCCTCGCTGGGGAAGCCGAGCAAGAGCTTGTGCTCGTCGAACTTCCCGCCCGGCAGCTTGATCTGGTCGACCACGAACGCCGTCTTGGCATCCGGGTGATTGCCGAAGAAGGCGTCGACCTGATCGCCGTCGCGGCCACGGGTGCCTTTCAAATAGCCGTAGGCGACCGGCATCTGGACTTCCCAGGGCTTGCCGTCCGGGCCGGTGCCGCGCCGGACATCGCCGGCGGCGCTCTCGATCGTGCCGTCGAGGCCCTGGAAACGGACGTGGCCTTTCTGATAGTTGCCGGCCTCGATCTGCGCCTCTGTCGGCTGTGGGTCGACGTGGCGCTCGGCCGTGCCGAGATCATCGGCTGTCTCGACCTTGACCGGCTTGGCACGCGTACCGGCGTCCGGCGGGGGTGCCTGAACATCGCGCACCAGGTCCTCGACCGTGCGCGCCTCTGGCATCGCGCTGCGCGGTGCCGGCAGCGACGGAACGCCACCCTGCGGCGGCGATGGAGGTGGCGCCTGCCGCGTTTCTCCAGCGCCCGCGGTCGCCGGTGCCGCCTCGGCCTCGCGCTCAGGCGGCGCGCCAGCCGGATGCGCTGCGGCCAGCAGGCCGCCGCCGATCAGGCCCGAGACCACGCGATTGAGGTCGAAGCTGTAGCCGGCCTTGTCGTCGCCGTATTGACGCGCGATCTGCTCGCCAAGCCACGTCTGCGCTTCGCCGATCCCGGCAAACGTGATGCCGCCCTGCGCCGCCTGCTGGAGCTTTGCGGCCGCCCACGGCATTAAGCCGGGCGCCGTGCGCTCGACCGGGCGCAGGATGGCGCCCAGCGGCAGCGCACCCATGGCGGCCCCGCCGACGAAACCGGACTGTGCCGCGCCTGTCTCGCGCTTCTCCGCCTCCGCCTGTTCCTCGGGCGTCAGCGGGCCATAGGGACGCTGCTGGCGTGCGCGCTCGGCCTGCTCGCTCGCCATCATGGCGCCCATCTGTCCCGCTCCAGCCGCGAGACCGAGCTCCGGCTGACCGACGAGGCTACCGGCCGCAGTCGCGGCGATTGCCGGGATCGTGCCGCCGACGGTCTGGCCGATGCCGGAGACGATCGGGTGCTCCTTGCGCTCCTGCTCGGTCACCGGGAATTGCTGCTGCCCGAACTTGCTCGCGGCCTCGCCGGCTTTGTAGAGACCGGTCTCGCTCGGCGGCGCGCCGGCGAATTCATCGAAGGTCGCGACTTTCCGGCCTTCCTTGGCCTCTTGCAATTGGGCCGTCAGGTAGATCCCGATACCCTCCGGGATCTTCTTCGTCATGGCGTCGCGGTCGATCTGGATCTCGGCCTTGCGCTGCTCCTCGGGCGACATCTGGTCGAACCTCTGGTAGAGGTCCCAATATGGCCGCAGCATCTCGCGGGACTTGTTCATCTCGGCCAAGCCCTTGGCGGTCGATCCCGTGCCCGATACCGCCGACTGCGCGGCCTCGCGGCCACCCAAGCCCAGGAGTTCGTCGACCTTCGGCGAGATCCCGAGCATCTGCTCCATGTTCTTCGCGCCCTTGGCCCAGGTCGCGCCGCTCTCCTCTGGGGAGCCCAGGAGGTCGTCGAACGAAAGCTGCCGCTGCGCGGCCTTGCCGCCACCCAGGAGGTCATCGAACGACAACGGCTGCTGTTGCTTCTTCGGCTTGTACTCAAACGGGTTCTGGTCGCCGAAGTCGCCGTAGGCGGCGCTGACCTTCTTCAGATAGCCTTGGGTCTTGGGTCCCCACTTGTCCTGATCCGGCGATCCGAAATACGCCATCGAGGCGAGGGCAGGATTGCCGAGCTGGTCGTAGTTTTCCCGCAGCGTCCTGGCCATCGCCGGGATGGCCTGGTTCCAGTCCGTCGGGTCCTTGACGCCCAGCCGCTTCGCCGTCGCGGGCAATAGCTGCGCAGGGCCAGCAGCCTGGGTTTCCTGGTTGAATGCCGTGGGGTCGCCGCCGCTCTCCACCATCGTGTGGGCACGGAGCAAGTCGGGGTCGATCTGGTACTGCTCGCCGGCACTATCGAAGACCGGTAGTTGGCGCCAGTCCGGGGCGTTGCCGTCCGCTGCCATCAGAACCCCTTAGACCTTCTCCTTGGCGATGGCGGCATTCCAGGCCACTAGCGTCTCATCTGTCACGATGTTGACGTCACCCCATTCTGGGTCCAAATCGTCACAAAGTTGGCCGATCAAGAATTCCCATGTGCTGATCCATATTCTCTCGGCTGCCTCAGCAGAGATGTGAAAATTCCCGCTGTCATCGACGCGAGCTGTCTCGACGACCAGACGATATTTTCCCGGGATCTTCCCAGTAATTAGCC